TGTATATAAGCGACACACAGAATTATGACAATCAACACAGGAGTCAAAGGTACACTTGCTAAACTACTTGCAACAGAAGATCTAGTTGTAGAGCACAGAAAATGTGAGACAGCACAGTTCGATGTAGAAAGACGTGTGTTGACATTACCTGTATGGGACAACGCATCAGAGAACGTATATGATATGCTTGTTTCTCACGAGGTAGGTCACGCACTATTCACTCCTAACGAAGATTGGACAGCAAAGATCAAGGTTCCTCATTCATTCATCAATGTTATTGAAGATGCTCGTATCGAGAAGTTAATGAAGAGAAAGTATGCAGGACTACCAAAGACATTCTACAAAGGTTATCAAGAATTAGATGCAGAAGATTTCTTTCAAATAAATGAGAAAGGTGATCTACGTGATATGCAGTTAATTGATCGTATCAACCTTCAGTTCAAAATCGGTAACTTCTCTTACATTCCTTTCCAAGATATTGAGTTTGAGTTTGTTAAAAGAGCAGAAGCAGTAGAAACATTTGAAGAAGTTATGCAACTTTCTAAAGACATCTTTGACTTTATGAAACAGCAGTGGGAAGAAGAGCAAGCAGAAAAAGCAGAAGAAGAAGCAGAAAGAATGCTAGAAATGGGTGGTGGTAACAACGGAGAACTTCCAGACTATCTTGAGGATGGCGAAGATCTATCAGAAGGTAAGACACCAAATTCTGACAAGTCAGAAGAAGTAGAGCAAACACCTGATCAGGAAATCATCAATCCAAATCAACCTTGGGATTCATTAGATTCAGATCAAGCACCTCCTGCTCCTGCAACTGCTCAAGAACCTCATCAGGCAGATCTTAATACAGAAGCATCAGAAGCAAGAGAAGAGTTCAAACCAGAAGCAGAAACTGACAATACTTTCATTGAGAAAGTAAAAGATTATGTAAGACACGGTGGTTATGAGATTGAGTATGTAGAAATTCCTAGAGTCAATAATCTTAAGGATGTCATCATCAGTGAGAAAGAGATTCAAGAAGAACTAGATACTTGGTTTACAGATTTCCAACTTACAAGACAGTGCAACAGTTCTTGGTCAAGTGATGAGAATGTAAAGAACGATCAACTCAATGAAGCAATCTACACTCTAGGTCTTGCAGATAAAGAGTATGAGAAATTCAGAAAGCAAACTCAACCAGAAGTTAACTATCTTGTAAAAGAGTTTGAGATGAGAAAGTCAGCACACGCATATGCTAGAGCAGGGGTATCTCGCACAGGAGTTCTTAACACAAAGATTCTTCATCAGTACAAGTACAACGAAGATCTATTCAAGAAAGTAACAACTCTACCTGACGGTAAGAACCACGGTATGATCTTTGTACTAGATTGGTCAGGTTCTATGAACCACAATCTTTTAGATACAGTAAAGCAAGTTTGTTCACTCGCTTGGTTCTGTCGTAAGGTTCAGATTCCATTCAAGGTATTTGCTTTCTCTAACTACAGAATGTCTTGGGGAAGAAGACAGTTCATTATGGAAGAGAAGATCGGTAACGTAAATCTCAACGAAGGATTCTGCCTTATGGAATTGCTAACATCTAATGGCAACAACAAAAAGTTTGAGCACAACATCAAAAACTTTTTCAGAGTTGGTATGTCAGCAGGAGACTACAGATTATTTGATAATAATGAAGCAGAAGTGGAAAGTAGAATGTACTACTACCACGGTAGAAGACTTCCAAATCCTCCTAAGTTTGGTCTTGGTTCTACTCCACTTATGGAAACAGCAACAGTATTACATTCAGTAATCCCTGCATTCAAAAAAGAAACAGGTGCAGAAAAGATATCTGTAAGTATCTTGAGTGATGGTGAAACTGCTCCTTGCTCATACTTCTGCCCCAGAAGTTTTATGGGTGAGAACGATGGATACTACAGCAACAGTTTCAACTCTAGATGTCAGTTACGTAACCGTAAAACTGGTAGAGTATATCCTCACAGTTATGACATCGAGTCAAGTTACAACTCTTTCCTATCACACCTAAAAGAGACCTTCCCATACGTCAACCTACTAGGATTCAGAATACTATCTAAAGGTGAGGGTTCATCTTACTTCAGACAGCAATCTGTTAGAGGTTACTTCAAAGGTTCTTGGGAGGAAGCATCAGCATCATACAAAAAGAATAGATTCTTTGAGATGGAAGGTTCTGGTTTTGATAAGTTATTCATCCTACCATCAACCAATACAACTGATGATCATTCTATGGATGAACTCAATGAGGGTGCAACCAAGGCACAGATCAGAAGTGCATTCAAGAAGATGTTCAAAGGCAAAGCATCCAATAAAAGATTGCTCACATCATTCTCAAAGACAGTTGCATAACCACTTGACAAAGTGTCCACTAACCCCCAACAGGGGGTTTTTCTTATGGCATAATGTATACATAGACAACAGGACACACAATGCCATTCAAAACAGAAATCCCAGTGACAACACAAGACCTTGTTACTTATCTACAAGAGAACTTCGGTAACGAAGTTGCTGTACCTCAGTTAATGAAAGCAGCAGATGAATTCAGATGCTCTCTCGCTACAGTAAAGAAGCGTTTGAAGACATACAAAAAAGGTATAGGTAAATGGAACCTTACAGTACAGGAAGTACGTCAACAACTTGAGAAGACTTATGTTAAAGAACAGAAAGTATCTCTAGTACCACTCAAGGATGAGAACTTTATACCATTCGGTAACTTCAATTCAGTAAAGAAGATTATCAAGTCAGGTACATTCTACCCAACATTCATTACAGGATTGTCAGGTAACGGTAAGACATTCGGTGTAGAACAAGCGTGTGCTCAACTAAATAGAGAGTTAATACGTGTAAACATTACTATTGAAACAGACGAAGATGACCTTATTGGTGGGTTCCGTCTTGTTAATGGTGATACTGTTTGGCATAATGGACCCGTTATCGAAGCACTGGAGAGGGGAACTGTGTTGCTTCTAGATGAAGTAGACCTTGCTTCAAACAAAATCCTATGCTTACAAAGTATCCTTGAAGGCAAAGGAGTCTTCCTTAAGAAGATAGGTAAGTACGTTCATCCTGCAAAAGGTTTCAACGTAATTGCTACAGCAAACACAAAGGGTAAAGGTTCTGACGATGGTAGATTCATCGGTACCAATGTTCTCAACGAAGCATTCCTTGAGAGATTTGCTATCACTCTAGAGCAAGACTATCCATCACCTCAGACAGAGACAAAGATTCTTCACAAGTTATGCTCTAACAGAGAGTTCTGTGAGAGACTTGCAAACTGGGCAGACATCATCCGTAAGACATTCAAGGATGGTGGTGTTGATGAGGTTATCTCAACTCGTAGACTCGTACACGTTGTTAAAGCATTCGAGATCTTTGGTTCTAAAGAAACTGCTATCCAGTACAGCATCAACAGATTTGATGATGAAACAAAGCAAGCATTCCTTGAGTTGTATGACAAAATCGATGCTGACTTTGAGGTTGCACAAAACACACCACTATCAGATAATCCACAAGGTTGACTTCTGATTTAAAACAAGTTATTATAAGGGGGTTCAAAACCCCCTTTTTTGTGGCATTCAAATATGATGAGGATAAACTCCTCAATGAAGTTGCAGACTACATATCGCAAACTTATCAACAGCACTATTCAAAAGGCAATGTTCAAACACTTGACTTGATAGATTCTGTTGGTGATGCAGAAGCATTTTGTAGATCGAACATTCTTAAATATGCTTCTCGTTATGATCGTAAGGGTTCAGCGAGAAAAGATATTGTAAAAATTGTTCATTATGCTATACTGTTATTACACTTCAATGACAAGAAGGCAACCTCTAATCTAAACATCTCTGGTTCTACAGCATTTACTGTAGATTACGACAAATAAATTATGGCAACTGAGACTATTGTTAAACTTTCTAAGAGAACCCAAAACGTCCTCAAGAACTTCGCAACCATCAACAAATCCATTGTTGTTGAGAGTGGTAGCAAAGTTAGGACACTCAGCATCAATAAAAATATCTACGCTTCTGCTAAGATCACTGAAGACTTCCCAAGACAAATCCCGATTTACGATCTGGGTGTATTCCTCTCTGGTCTCTCGCTGTTTGAAAATCCAGTTTTTGACTTCACGCATACTCAAAAATTAGTTACTCGTGATGAAGCAACAAATGCAACTACAACATTCTTTTATGATGACGCATCGATAATCACTCCTACGTTACCTACAAAAGAGATTGAGATGTCAAGTGTTGATGTTAGTTTTGATCTTAGAGCAGAAACATTGAGCAATATCTTACGTGCAGCAGAAGTATACAAAGTCAAAGACTTATGTGTTTACAACAAAGGTGAATACGTTCATCTTATGGTATGTGATAAGAAGAATGAAACATCAAACACTTATGATGTACCAGTTGGTAAGAATACTTATGACACTGAGTTTTGCTTCTGTTTTGAAAAAGAAAACATAAGAATATTACCTGGTGATTACAAGGTTGACATATCTGCTAAAGGCATTAGTCGTTTTACATCATCTGGTAATGGAGTAACATACTTTATCGCATTAGAACCATAATGTTTAGAAGATCTCTTTTTGATGTTCCAATATTCATAGTTCCAGTAGGAGATTGGCAGAACCAAAAGAGTGCTTTCTTAGATAGAATGGATTGGAGTGATACTGATTGTCAGTTAGAACATTGTTGGACAGACTATCATAAGTTTTTCAGAGCAGGACGTATGCCTGATTACTTTGATCACCTGATGGCAATCCTTGATCTACCAATGCAAATATTTCAAAGAGAGAATCCTGGTGCCTATGTAAATTCTGCTTGGTGTCAAAGATATTCTAAAAATAGTCAGTACCATCCTGCACATACACACGGTGCTATCGGATGGTCTTCTGTTTTCTATGCACAACTAGGATATGGACACAAACCAACTGCATTTATTTCACCTATAACTGACCCTTGGTCAGGACATATTGATGAAGCATTCCCAAATGTTAAAGAAGGTGATATGATATTCTTCCCATCATATTTAATTCATCAATCATTACCACATAACAGTAACGAAGATAAAATTATTTTTAGTATGAACTTTGTGAAATCTCCAGAAACAATCTATGTCTGAATCATTTCTCTGGTCTGAACAATACCGTCCTCACAAAATAGATGATTGTATTTTACCTGACCATATAAAAAATATGCTACGAGGATTTGTAGCAAAAGGTGAGATACCTAATTTATTATTATCAGGAACAGCAGGAGTCGGTAAGACTACTGTAGCAAAAGCATTATGTGAAGAACTAGGAGCAGATTACTATGTTATTAATGGGTCTGATGAGGGTAGATTCTTGGACACTGTACGCAATCAGGCAAAAACCTTTGCTGCTACTGTTTCTCTTACATCTGAATCAAAGCATAAAGTTATTATTATTGATGAAGCAGATAATACGACACACGATGTACAACTCTTACTCCGTGCAGCGATTGAGGAGTTCCAGAACAACTGTAGATTTATCTTCACGTGTAACTACAAGAACAAGATACTAGAACCTCTACATTCTAGATGTAGTTGTATTGAATTTAATATCACAGGAAAAGAAAAACAAAATCTTGCAGCACAGTTTTTTACTCGTGTACGTGAGATATGTAAAGAGCAAAAAGTTGAAGCAGAACCACGTGTATTAGCAGCACTTATCAATAAACATTTTCCAGACTTTAGAAGATCACTTAATGAGTTACAAAGATATTCTTCATTAGGTAAGATTGATACAGGTGTCTTAGCAGTTGTATCTGATACAAAGTTAGAAGACTTGATGACAACATTAAAAGATAGACAGTTTACTGCTATGAAAAAATGGGTAGTTCAAAACTTAGATAACGATCCTAAACAAATAATGCGTAAAATATATGATTCCCTGTATACATATTTAGAACCCGCATCAATCCCTGCTGCTGTTTTGATAATAGGTGAGTATCAGTACAAGTCTGCCTTTGTTGCTGATCAAGAAATTAATCTAGTAGCATTTCTCACAGAGGTTATGTCGGAGTGTAAATTCAAATAACCAAATATTACCTAATATGGAATATGAAAATCTAAAAAAACGATGTATATCTTGCAAACAAATACTACCAATAGACAAATTCAGAACAGAGAGGGCACGTGTCAGGGATGGTACAACCAACACCTGTAAAAAGTGTCATAATAAAAACACACTAATAGCAAGAAACTTGAGAATGCAACTCATAGAAAAAGTAGAACGAGGAAAAGCAGAGTATCCCAAAGGTTGTCATTGTTGTGGAAAGATGGTAGACTTTAAACATCTATGTGCAGACCATCGCCACGATACAGGTGAACTACGAGGGTGGTTGTGCCACCATTGCAATAGAGGTATCGGACACCTAGGTGATAACCTAGAAGGTGTTCAGAATGCTATTCACTATCTTGAAGGTAATGTAGCAGTACACTACTGGAAAGATCTGAACTATTCTACTGAGGACTTGCTCAAAGAAGGTGAGATTGAACCTTTAATTGAGAAGAAGACTCACTCATTGGAGGATTTTCTTTATTAATGTATTACAACTTTCGTGATGCTTTGACTGATTGTAGGTCTGTTGTACACCTCATAGGTATGCACGGACCTAACTTAATAGGATTAGAACTAGGTGTTGATACAGCACAGAGTCACGTAACTTTATTACAGAATTGCCCTAACATAAAAAAATTATATGGTGTAGATAACTGGAAACCTTATACAGATTATTTACGAGAGGATGGAATACACGCACCATCGCAATCAACTACTGAACCACAGATGGAGTTGAATGAGTTTACTGCAAAACATCATATCAAGTGGTCAGGTGAGCAACATAAATCAGAAATTTGGAAAGGCAATACAGAGGATTGTGTTAGAACTGCTGACGATGAATCATTTGATTTTATATTTTTAGATGCGTGGTTAAATTATGATCAGGTCAAAAGAGAACTAAAAGATTGGTATCCTAAACTTAAACACGGTGGATTGTTTATAGGTCACGATTATAAATCAGATGCAGTTGCAACTGCTGTCTCTCAATTCCGAGAGCAGTATAGTATCAAGAGTCATATGTCAGTATATGATTCTACATTCGTTTGGAAAAAAGGAGGATCTGAATGGTGAACAATTACGGACTTGAATTAGTATTCTGGGTAGTTCTAGGTGTTTATCTCATCTACCAGTACGAAGAATTTAAAAAGAAATGAACAAACATCCTATCTTTCCTGTAGAACTTTATACATTTGAGAACACAGATTTGGTAGAACCTACTCTCGATGCGTTAGATCCTATTGAGAGAGGGATGTTTAATATGCCAAATAATGTACAGACTACAGCAGGGAATTTACATCTATTAGATGCTTTCAAACCTACTACAGATTGGATAGAAAGTTGTCTTGAAGAGATCAGACTAGATCAACAATATGAAATGTATGGTAAGTTTGAGATCTCTTTGATGTGGGGTGTTGTATCTCCAGAGCATAGTGCGGGTTGTCACAATGTTCACAGACACCCTATGTCATACTGGAGTGGGTTATACTGTTTAACTGAGGGTCATCCCACTATGTTTCAAGATCCTGTATTGTTCAGATCATTTAATCAGATGGAAATCATATCAGCAAAATATGAAAATGCAGTTCCAGCACCTACACATAAACCAGGTACTTTGATAGTCTGGCCAAGTTGGTTGATTCATTTTACTGTACCACATATACAAGATTTTGTACGTGCAGGAATATCATTCAATGCTATGCCTACAGGTGCTATCAATCAAGGACCTTTTGGACAGAATATGGTTAACTTAAAATTACTTAAGGATGACAATACAGATAGATCTATTATGTGGGAGTATGATGAAAAAGGATATGGTAAGGACGGTGCGGGGATGGGTGGATGATAGAAGTTATAGATGATCTATTTGACTACAAGTTTGTGTGGGATACGTATCAATACTTTGAGAACTATCAACACTGGGAAAAATTAGGTGATGCTTTTGGTAGCAAAGTTCCTAGTCTTGGTAGAGTCTTTGACAAAGAGTTTGGTGAGTTTGAACCTATTGCAAATGAGTATGTTAAACTCTTAGATAGACAAGATTTTAAACGTTGTCTTTATAATGCTTTTACCCCTCAAGATTGTCCAAAACCACACATAGATTCACATTCACCTGACGGATTTACCTATATGATATATGTAAACCCTGATTGGGATGCTGGTATGGGAGGAGAAACTATCTTTATTGAGGACGGAGAAATCATTAAGTCAGTCGTACCTAAGTTTGGTAGACTATGTAAATTTACAAGTGAGATCTGGCACGGTGCCAGACCTCCTATGATGGATGCACCTACGAGATACAGTTTAGTATTTCAAACACATCCAGTAGAACCTGAGACTATCGCAGATTTATTATGAACAACTTGAAAACACCGTTACGATATCCTGGTGGTAAATCAAGAGCAGCAGCACAACTTGTAAGTGCTTTCCCTAACGAGATAAGTGAGTTCAGAGAACCCTTTCTCGGTGGTGGTAGTGTTGCTATTGAGTTTACTAAAAGGTTTCCTGATGTTCCTGTATGGGTAAACGACAAGTATTATTACTTAACTACATTCTGGCAACAACTCCAATGTGCAGGAGAACAAATGGCAGAAGAGTTAACAGTATTGAAGAGAGTATATAACACTGAAGAAAAAGCAAAAGAGTTATTTACCAATGCTAAAGATATGATTTCTAAGTTGGAACCATTCCAACAGGCAGTATATTTTTACATAATGAACAAGTGTTCTTTCTCTGGATTGACAGAGAATAGTTCATTTTCTAAACAAGCATCAGTAAGTAACTTCTCACAAAGAGGTATAGATAAGTTACCAGAATATCAAAAGTTAATTAAGAATTGGAAAATTACTAATAAAGATTATCGTGTACCCTTACTAGCAGTAGGTAGCGATGCTGACAGTGAAATTGATTACTGGTTGCCAGAGACACCATTCCCTCATAGTAATTGTTTTGTATTCTTAGATCCTCCATATGATATAAAAGATTTCTTATATGGAAACAAGGGTGGAACCTTACATAAGGGATTCGATCATATTAACTTTGCAGATAATTGTAAGTTATCAACTAATAATTGGATGATTACATATAACTCCAATGAAAAGATACAACAATTATTCACTGACTTTAATCAGACAGAGTTTGACCTGACATATACTATGAGATCAACTGGTACTTATAATAAAGACCAAGAGAAAAGAAAAGAGTTAATGATTACAAATTACAAACGACATTCACTAGATGAATTCATCCAATATGATTAAAGAATTAATAGAACCAAAAGACCTTTTACTATCACATAGAATTCAATCCTGTAGTTACAAGTTAGACCGTAAGAGTTTATCTGAGTTACTCAGAGAGAATATGTTGCACTACAATGGTGTTGGTTTATCTGCAAATCAAATTGGCATCTGGGAAAGAGCATTTGTAATGATGACTAACATAGAAAAAGAAGAAACAATAACTTGTTTCAATCCTAAGATTGTAAAGACATATGCTAGGAAGGAGATAATGGAAGAAGGATGTCTGTCCTATCCAAACTTATTCTTAAAGGTTGAAAGACCTTATAGTATTGTTGCTAAATGGGAAGATGAAAATGAAGTAATTCATAAAACCAAATTCGAGGGATTTAGTGCTAGAATATTTCTACACGAATACGACCATATGGAAGGTATCGATTTTACCCAACGAAAAGTAAATGACTTCTGAAAAACTATTAAAGATTTACATCCAAGCAAAACTAAAGAAAATTAAATTAAAACCAACACGCAAACATTACAACGTACATCTCTATGGCTAAGGATCAATATCCTTTAGGTGATTATCTAAAAAGCATCAACGAAACAAAAGAAGACTTGACTCTACGTGACCCTGAGTGGATGAAGAAGTACCCACCCTTCATCATTAACAGGTGTCTTAGTAGTCATATGGATGCAATTATGATGGCAAATGAAATGAACTTTCACCATCAATTAGATAAGGATTTACAATATTCCTTTTATCTAAATACTCTTAGAAAAAGGAAAAGGTTCTCACCGTGGCAACGCAAAGATAAGATCGAAGACCTCGATGTTGTCAAGCAATACTTTCATTATAACGATGATAAAGCCAAAGATGCCTTACGAATTCTGACAAAAGATCAAATTGAATTGATCAAATCTAAATTAAAATAGGTGGAAAATTATGAGTGGGGAAACCGTTTCTTGGTCGGTTGATAATATGGTAGAGGTTGCTCTACGTCAACCAGATGACTTCTTAAAGGTCAGAGAAACATTAACACGTATTGGTGTAGCGTCACGTAAAGAAAGAAAACTATTTCAGTCTTGCCATATCTTACATAAGAAAGGTAAGTATTACATAGTACACTTCAAAGAATTATTTGCATTAGATGGTAAGCACGCAAACATTACCTCTAATGATGTAGAGAGAAGAAATAGAATCACAAAGTTATTATCAGATTGGGGTCTAGTTAACATAGTTACAGAGAACGATCTAGGTATTCTTGCACCATTAAACCAGATAAAGGTAATCTCCTACAAGGATAAGAAGGAATGGGTGCTTGAGTCAAAATATAATATCGGAAAGAAGAAAGTTGTAGAGGGGTAATAAAGCCTATATAAGTTAGCATAAACACACATTATGGCAGATACTAAAGCAGAAAAACCAAAAGGTCCTTTAGGAAAAATCAAAGAGTTCAGTGAAGATAAAGAAGAGCAACTCGCTATCCTTAGTACATTTGTACGACTAGGTATTTTGGTTTGGAGTGGTGGGATACTAACATTAAATTATGTTACTATACCTGGTTGGGAACAAGATAAAATTGATCCAACTTTTATAGCTTCGGTCTTCACAGGGGTCACAGCTACTTTTGGGATTCAAGCGGGAGGTAAGAAGAAGAATGGTTCTGGTGGTGATGGTGCAAACATCTCTAAGAAAGATATGGAGATGCTTATAGAGAAAGCAACACAAGCAGCACCAACTCAAACTATTAAGTTAGAAGTTCCAGCAGTTAAAATCACATCATAGTTATGGATCAAGATGAAGCAATGTTTGGGGCAGAAGTAAAACCAAAGAAGAAGATTAACTTTACAAAGTACTTTGCTATCACAGCAGGGGCAATCTTCGGTCTGTCTCACATAGGTATGATTGGTATGTTGAATAAAAAAAGTCAAGTACCAACTCCTAATATACCTGTAGGACCTTATACATCATATGTCATACAGGCAGATAAAGAGGGATACAA